AGCCAATAATCACATCTTTCATAATATATCCTCAGTTGTTACATTATTTAGTTCGCTTCTTAAAGTCCTTAAACTTCATTACCTGACCTGGTGTGTCATTCATATATGTCTTTACCAATTCATCGGTACCCCATGCACCTGCACCAGATTTCGGTAAAATATCAGGTTTAATATTCTTAGATTCTTTAATTAATTTTACAAGTTTACCTGCTTTCATTAACCCCTCGTCAAATTTAAAATCTTTTGAATCTGTGCTTCTAATACAGGTTTGCGATTAGGCCACTTGATGATTGGTTGGTCTGCTGTCTTTAACAACTTAGTTAAGAAAGGAAGAATAATCTTTTCCACTTGTTGTAGTCTTTGTTTATATTCTTCAGCAGTTTCTTCTTTCTCAGCAATAACAGAAGTATATTCTTCTTCATCAATTGCGGAAAAACCAAAGTCATCATCACCGTATTCGGAAATAATTGCATTTAAGTCGTATTTAATATCAGCCATTATTTGCTCCAATTTTTAGCAGCGGTAAAGTTAGCAAGACTGAATTCTAATCTGTCCACCAGTTTAACTGCATTACCTTTTAGTTTGTCTACAGCCACAAAACCCTCAGGATTTGTAACTTTGAAACCATCATCAGTCTTTAAGAATGAACCTGTGACTTGACGGAGTTGTTGTAATTTACCAATAATCATATTCTTTGAATCAACAACATCATTCTGCAAATCGAATATCTTTCTCAATTCACCTGCATTTTGACGGAAGAATCTCATCAATTCATTCTTCTCTTGTTGTTTCTTCTGCTTAGTCTTTTCCATTTTGGAAGCAAGAATTTCTTTATTTAATTTATCTTCAATCCATCTAATCAATTGAACTGTATGTAACTTAGTATCTTTAATTGCTTCACCAGCACGAACTTTGGTGTTATTGAATGTTTTAATGTATGTTAATATTACATCAGAAGCTGCGATTCTATTCAAAGTCATAGGATTGATTGTTTGAAATAATCTACCAGCATCAGCCAAAATACCAGTAATTTGTTTTGTTTCTTGTTCAGTAAACGTGGCAGTACCAGAAGCATCAACAAAGTATGCATCACGGAACCAAACATCTTTGGTGTTGGTTAAGTGGTTGATATCAATATTGAATGATGCCTTCATGTCGGCTAACTTTTTGCCGGTGTATGAAGTGTGAAAAACAACCCCAAGTTGTGCAGCAAGCATGGCACTAGCCAATTTACTGTCAGAAGGTACTGCATAAACGATAGTATTAGGTTGAAAAGTAATATAAGAAGTTCCATCAATCACCTGTTTTTGAATATCACCCTTAGTGAACATCATGTCACCTTGTAAAACTCCTTTAATACCTAACTTAGGTAAATATCTTAATGCAACTTTTAATTTACCATTAAGACCGGGATTTGGGTGGTTGTTATCGATATCCTCATCTGTGTAATTCAATTTAGCATTAGCATTGAATACAGATTTGGTGCCTACGAAGAACTTACCATTCTCCGGATTAATACCAGCAAAAATGGCAGGAGCTCCATCCCACTTTGTTGTTAGATTGACATTGGACTCTGAATTGCCAGCCAACATATCTCTGAGTGAACGGAGGAAATTAATGGCATCACGAGCACCATTAACTCCACGGTTCAATACCTCATCTTCAATGTGTTCAAGATGAACGTTCTTGCCTTCTTTTGTTGCTTCGGTTAAAAATTCTTTAAATTTCATTAGGATACTTTTACAAAAAATGAACTTTGGTCTGTGTTTGAAGCCGCATAACGGAAAAAGTCCGTTGCGATTTTATTTCTTTTATCAGCACTAACACTTAAAAAGATATCAATAAATTTCATATTCATATACTTGGAGAACAAATAACCTTTCGATTCTTTTTGTTTTTCTTTTGCATAGAATTCAAAATCGTTAAATGACAATATTGTTCCTTGAAAATGTTTCTTATATAAATCATAAAATTCTTTCATAAAATCTTTTCTTTTAGTGAAATTCACAACTTCACTTTCACTATCATCAAATATACCTTTACCTGTATATTTTTTTAAATAGAAATTGACATTACCGCCACCAATTTTACCACCAGCAGCAGTTTCAGCTTTAATTTCTCCTTGCCAACCTTTTTCTCCATCGGTTGCACGGAATTGAATTTCTCGTCCACTAACTTTCATATACAAATCAATAGAATTGAAAAATGGTGGTAAAGGTCCACGTTCTGTGGCTGAAGAAACTCTAAATCCTTCATATCTATATGATTTAGTTTCTTTTCTGGTTGGTTCGTTATATTCTTCAAAGTGAGCAACATTACCAACTTTTTTCAAAGAAACACCAATCATTTTTCTTTTCTTAGCCCACTCATAGATATCTCTATTCAGTGATGCCCAATCAGCTGTGCTTATTTCGGGAACACTCCTCAAAGTTGTCATCCAAATATCACCTGGATTCCACTTATCATCAGAGAATGTTCCTGGTGCCTGTTGATTGTCACTTTTCTTATCAGCATCAAAAACAACTTTTTTAGCCTTATAAACACCACTCATAAAGTCCGAACCACGATGAAAATATACAGGACTTCCTGACATTTTATAATTTGTATATGTAATGTTGGCAGTTTTTATGTAAGACTGCACCCACTCTGGAGTAGATTTTTCAATAACTTCATCCAAAGAAATATCTGTTGAACAATAATGTCCAGCTTTCGTGAGATTCTCTAAAGTTAAATCTTCCCATTCAATTTTTCTTTTTAATACATTATAAGCAATAGAACTCACAAAACACTGGCCACATTCCGTGATTGCTGTTAAATCCGAACCAGCACCAGAACCACCACCACCCATATCAGAATCTTTTTTAATCTGAGCTAGTGATATTTTTCTAGTGCCAACATATAACGTTTTAGTTACTTCGTCCCATTTTGTTGCAACAACTTTTTGACCATTAGACAATGTGAATGGAGATTTCTTACCAATCTTCATTCTGAAGATATCACCTCTTGATAATCCTTTATAAGGTCCTTTACTTGCAAGTTTTTGTAAATCTGCTGGTGTCATCCAACGCTCCGTTAATTTATCAAGTATTTATCCTAACACAATTACCTTATAATGTCAATAGGTTTACCACTAGTCCAGACTTCTATTTCACTCCTCAAACGACCCTCAGACTTTAATGTATCATAACGATTGGATGCTTTATTCTTCCACCAGGTGATAATATTGTCTAAATTGTGTTTCTCGTAGTTTTCTCCAAGAACATAATCAACATCTTTTCCAAGAACAATATCTTTATAATTATCAATACCATAGTTGCAGTAGTAATATCGTTTTCTCTCTGTCAAACCTTTGGCTTTCTCGATGGTTGACATGAACTTATCATAATCTTCTTTATATGGTTTCAATACAGCCTTGGTCATTGAAATAATAGTGTTACTAATCTTCAACTTACGACTAGAAGCATCTTCAGGAACAAATGCACCGCCATGTATTTCTTCAACATAGTTCTTCAAATCATCATATGGTTTGCCGTGCATCATTGGAAGAAAATCAGATTCAGTAATACCACCAAACCGAATAAATGGCTTCATGCCATCATATTGAGATACAGATTTAGATGAGCCATACAATGATGTGGTTTCAAACAAACACATATTCATATCATACTTCTCATCCAATTTCTTACGAACTTCATGTGAACAACAGATTGCCGCAAGTAGTTTACCGCCAAGGTAATTATACCCAAATGGTTGCGATGGTACGATTACAAAACCCATCGCAGCCGCTTTGTTGAATGATTTGGTCGTTGCCGTTTCGTTTGTAATAACACAACCAAGCATTTCGTTACGAGGCTTCATCATAATCGTTGGAGAACCAATCCTGATAAATCCAACCCACTTGCCTGTGTTCTTTTCTTTTACAGCCAAACGAATGTTGCGACCAGGTGAAGATAGATTATTGTGTGATGAAATGATATCAAGGTAACGTTGCCATCTTGATGCTTCCAATTCAACCAACTCAAAGTCCATATCATTAGGATGTATATTGAAATCTGAGAATAAATCTTCTTCAGGTCCACAACCAGGCAAACTAAATGGTAATTCTGCCAATGAGTTTAGTTTTTGCTCTCGCATATATTGGTCAATACGGTCAAAGTTACCAAAGTAATCTTCGAACTTCTGAGCAACATAGTTAGCCTGTTCTCTATTCAATTTCATAATGTAATTCTATTCTCAAATTTATATTTTCGTTTCAGAAATTTATTATATACTTTGTTATCTCTCTCAGCAAATAACTCTTTATATTTAGCCTGAATAAAACCAGTTTTGTGTAATCTATCTTCTATTGCTGATTCTAAAGCATAAGCATCAAGTTCATCGGGGTCACCATAATAATTTAAATCCTTCAACAAACATTCATCTTCAATCTTTTTGAAATGTCGGTAGATAGGACCATAAACATTACCTCGCTGACGGCATTGGTACTTGTGGCGTTTCTCATGCACATAAGTGGTAAACAATTCATTAACAAATACATCCAATTCAGCCAAACCAAAGAATACAGTTTCACAATTTGAACCGAACATAATATAAACTTCTACATCTTTATCTTCTTCGGGGTCAAAATGTCCACCAATGGTAAGACCAGACCAACAAGTATTGGTTGGGTCACGCATCAAACTGATTTTCGCTCTAGGATTATCAATCATTCTACGAGCCCAATATACAACTTGTCTTGGTGTTTTATCACCTAGTAATTTGTGTTTATAATTGTTGATTTGATTGTAGAGAGTTTTATATCTCATACTTTCAAGCCACCAAATTTATTGAATTTACTTTCACGATTACCAAAAGTATTCAATGGTACATCAGGTGTATCTTGACCAGAATCGGAGATATCTACTTGAGCAGAAGCTTCAGCATCATACAATCTCATCTTAGCTCTATCAACACCAATCACAAACTTCTTATTAAAGTTAGGGTCACCATAACGATTCTTCAACTGTTTAACCATAATCTGATTGAGTTGTTGTAGTTCTTCAGTAGAAATCAAAGCAAACATAAAGTCAGCAGTTGCAGGTAGACCAAACGATTCACTAGTATCTTCAAGGCCAACATCCGAGTTACTGAAACCACTTCTCGTTGTCTGTGTTGCAGAAACGATAGGTACACTAAACTCAACGGCAAGACCACGGAGTTCTTCAGCAATTGCTTTGATGTATGTGTAAGAGTTTACAGAACCGCCAGCCTTCATACGACTAGAACAACAAATATTCAAATAGTCAATGAAGATAATATCTGGTCTGAAATTCTTTTTAAGATTCAACTCATTCAACAAAGCACGGAAATGACCAGCGTGTGCAGATGCAGTTGGGTATTCTTTAATGATTAGTTTACCTTGAACTTTGTTCTTCAAAGCTGAGAACTTTCTGTCATAGTCAGCCTTTGGTATTACATGAAGTTCATCCATAGTCACATTCAATGTATTTGCATCGATACGCTCAGCAATTCTTTCTTCAGCCATCTCAAGTGAGATATACAGAACATTCAAACCTTGACTGATGCAAGAGGCAGCACAATGACACATGAACAATGACTTACCAACACCAGTACCAGCCAATGCGATGTTCAATGTTTTCTGTGGCAAACCACCTTTTGTAATCTTGTTGAAGAAGTCTAGGTCAAATGGTATACGTTTCTCTTTACGATGATAGAATTCAAAGCGAGAATCAGCATCATTAATATAATCGTGACCAATGTTACTATCAAATGAAACACCAAGAGCATCTGCCAAGAGTTGAGGAATTTCACCTTTAGATTTGTTACCATTCTTATCATCAAGTATTGAAACTGATTCCATGATGGCATTATAGATTGCCTTGTCTTGACAGAACTTTTCAGTATGTTCAACAAGCCATTGTGTTTCAGTGGGCTCATTCTTAGCATCATCAATTTCTTTGAGTAATCTTACCGCAGACTTGACTTGCTCTTCGGTGAGATTCTTTTTCTCTGTGAAATTAATCACCAACGCTTCATGTGTTGGTAGTGTTTTATATTCATTAACAAAGTCACTGACTTCTTTGAAAATGTTTTTCTCAGTTACATCCGAGAAATATTCCGATTGAATGAATGGTAATACCTTACGGGTATATTCTTCATTGTAAATCAGGTTCTTCAGTATCGATTGTTCTAGTCTGTCCATTAATTAATAACTCTCTCAATATATCTCCAATGATTGTAACAAATTCATCATCAGATTGCAAGCCTTCAATCGTGTGATTGCCTGGATTAATTACATTATAATTAAACTGTAATGAGGCAACTACACCTTTTTCTTCAATACCAACTCTGCCATACAAATAAATTACCCCACGGTAATCGCCAGTTAAGAGGCGAATACCAGTGAGGTCACTTTCAGGTAAGTTGTAGAATTGATAATCTTTATTCAGAATCGGATTCTTCGGCTTCTTCCAAAATAGGATCCTCTCCCATAAGGCTGCCATAAGCAATCGTATATTTTGACTTAACATAATCTTTAAATTCCTGATTGTTTAAAATAGAATCCCAGAATTCGGCACATAACGTATCTGCCATTCTTTTCTTCTCACCAATTTCACCTGTGTCTTTATCAACTTTAGCGAACCATCCATTTGATGGTTTAGTTACAAAGCCACCTTCAAGTGCAATCTCCATCAAACCAGAATATTTCTGAATACCACCTTCAAATGTTACCAAGAATGGGAATTTAGATTTCTCACGGACAAAACGGGACTTCTCAATGTTGATTGTGAAATTCCAACCAACTAAATCAGTACCATCTTTTTCTTGTGCTTTACCGATAATGAATACTTGGTTAGCAGAATACATACCGCCTGTACCACCAGACATAACAGACTTACTAAACATTTCCATAGTTTGGTAAGTATGATTAACTGCGATACAAGGAATATCTTTTGTTGTTAAATGTGGTGTAACGATACGCCACAATGATTTCATAACACGAGCTCTTGACATATCAGCAACTGATTTTTCATCAAGTGCATCTTCAACTTCTTTCTTAGAAGCCAAATTACCAACTGAATCTATGAAGATGATTACTTTATCACCACGTTCAATTGCCTCTAATCGTTTAGAGATATCAAACTTTAATTGTTCTAAGTGTTCGATAGGAATATGTAAAACTCGGTCTGTGTCGATGCCGTTGGTTTTAATATAGTCTGGTGTAATACCGAATTCTGAATCATAGAATAAACAGATGGCATCTTTGTATTTGTCCATATAGGACTTTACCATAATTAAACCAAGGAGAGATTTGAAGTGTTTTGATGGACCGGCTAGAAAGGTAAGACCTGATACTAAACCACCATCTACTTCACCAGATAATGCCAAATTAATAATAGGCACTTCGGTTGGTACGGATTCTTTCTTGTTAAAGAAAGTTGATTCACTTAGTAGTTCTACCGATTTGATAGAGCCCACTTTACGCATTTTTTCTAATAAACTCATTATTACTCCTTTTTGTTGTTGATTATTTTAAAGTGGGGAACTACCCCACTAATTTTATTTATGCAAAGAAACTATCCAAAGAACTCACCTTCTCATGGTTCCAGCCAATACAACCCAAAATGATTTTAACTGGATCTAAGTATGCCTTATCAAATTGCATATCATAGTCAATAAAATCATGTATGCCAAATTCTTTAGGCAGACGAACTGGATATGAAATCACCGTGTCTTTAAAAGGATTAGGCTGTTTCAAGTATGTAAACTTCAACTTCTCACCTTCTTGAATTAACGGGTATTGCTTTGTTAATCCTTTCTGTTTCAGATAATGATTATAGAGAATAGCACCCTTAACATGAATTGGTGTGCCTTTCTTATACATCATCACAGAATCAGAATATTCTTTAAGACCATTGAGACCACGAGGGAAACTAATTTCTTCTGGCGGTAAAGTCTTAAACTCTTTACGGAATTCTTCGATGAAGTTTTGAACATCATCTTCTGTGCCACGAAGCATTAATCTAATAGTTTCTTTCATCTTCTCACGAATAGCACTAGGTGTTGAAGATTTAACCATCTCAAGACCCATTACTTTCATTTCAGGTTCGGCATACTGAACGCCTTCATTGTTATATACGTTTAGAATATAACGTTTCTTGGCAGTCCAAATACCTTTATCTGAAAGACCTTCACGTTTCATTTGCATTTTTTGTTCAAATGCTTTAACGTATTCAGCCAACTCCTGATAACTCGTATCAATGAACGGTTGAATCTTCTGCTCACATATCTTATCCATGATTCCGATGGTTTTTGTTGTAGAGTCCAGTTTATCGTAACCAAACTTACTGACAAGCTCTCCAAGGCGTAGATAGATACTGTCAGTATCACTCGCAATAACATAGTCAACATTCTTACTTCCTATTAAATTGTTCATAAACCGATTCAATTTATTTTCAATCCAGCGAATTGATAATTGACCAGCTGTAGTGACACCGAGAGCCTGTCGCAAATCATAGAATCGGAAATATTGTGAACCCATTGCACCGTAAGCTGAGTTTAGAGAAACTTTCTTCGCTAACTGTAGGTTATCGTAACGAGCAACTCTTTTCTTGATTTCATACTTCTTCGCTGGGTCGCTCTCTTTTTCGTATTCGGCCTTTGCAGCCAACATCTTCTTCTTATAAACTTTTCTATCTTCATACATTTCCTGCAACATTCTAGGTAAGAAGCCTTGTTGTTCAGTCCGGAAGAATTGTCCATTTGGTGTTAATGTAACGCCTTTTAGACCAGACAAGTCAACTTCTTTGTTTAACATCTTTTCAACAGAAATACCACGTTGAATAACCTTACGCATTTCATCATCATAGTCAGCAGGTTCTACAATCATTTCGGGTGAAATATTATACTGCATCATTAAATGAGGATACAATGAGTTTAAATCAAATGAAGCGACCCAATCATGTCTACCGACTTGTGGGTCTTTCACATAAGCACCCTCAAATCTATCATCTTTTTGACTGATGATTTTAGGTGGTACAACAATGTTCTTCTCAATCAGGTAAGAATAGATTAGAGAATCCCACATTCTTGTTTGAGCAAAGATATCTTCATAGTTAGTTTTGGTATCATAAGCTAGAGTTAAACCCAACTCAAACAATTTTAACTTCTCATCAAGGCGTAAAATCAAATCAACGTCTTTGATGTTATATTCAATAAACTTCTGATAGTTTAAACGATATAGTGCGTGTAAGTTATCATACTCATCATAAGATAGTTTACTCTCACCAATCTCTACGTTAGCAATATTATCCAACTTATACGATTCTTGTGATTTACCACCTGGCGCATACCATCTGTATAGTTCGATATAGTCCCATGTTGCAACACCCAACATCTCGTAAGCAATATTCTCACGACCCATCGCCATCACTTTGCGTTGATTGACAATGTTCCAAGGAGATAACTTCTTAGCTTCATCTTCACCCAACAAACGAGTGGTGCGATTGTAGATATATGGTATATCAAAGAACTTAATGTTCCAGCCAGAAATAATGTCAGGACATTTATCTTGCCATAACTGAAAGAACTTTTTGATTAGTGTAGTTTCATCTTTACATTGGATATAGATTTCATTACCTTGTTTTTCATAATCACCACAACCAAAGACAATAGTTTCACCACCAACATATTTGATACAAATAGCTGTGATAGGTTCTTGTGCGATGTAAGGGTCAGGGAAACCATTTTCAGAACCAACCTCAATATCGATTACTGCGGTAGATATTAAGTCTTGGTCCCACTCAACCATACCTTTATGTTCATCAGCAATAAAGGCATAAGGGAAATTCGAGTTACCATAAATTTTGAAATTACCAACTTCTTCATACCGTTTATTGAAATCACGGCATTCACGGATGTTTTCAAACTTCATGGGCTCAAGATATTCACCAAGAAGGGATTGGAATTGTGTTGGTTTCTTAGAAGGTAAATACAAAGTCGGCTCATAAGCAATTTTCATTTTTATCTTACGGCCGTCTTTAATACCACGATAAAGTATGTTATTACCAACACATAAAACATTTGTATAAAACTTAGTCATTCAATCTTTCATAATTATAAATAGGTGTAGGTCACGGGACGGCAATCCCCACCTACTCTAATGATAAAAAAGGAATCATCAGCATGAATATTTATTACATCTATCAACACCGAAGAAACGATACCGGTGAAATCTTTTATGTAGGTAAAGGCAAACATAAGCGTTGTTTTGAAACTACAAATAGAAATCCACATTGGCAAAATATCACTAATAAAACAGATTATTCAATAGAACTATTATACGAGAATTTAACAGAGGATGTGGCAAACCTTGTTGAGATTGGTTTGATTACCAAATATAAACATGAAGGTGTAAATCTCTGTAACATTACTATTGGTGGTGAAGGCTCATCAGGACATAAACATTCTATTCAATCTAGGAAAGTTATGTCTGAAAAGAAATTGGGTAAAAAACTTACTGATGAACATAAACAAAAAATAGGACAATCACAAATAGGTAAAGTGATTACTGAAGAACAAAAAAAGAAAATAAGTCAAACCCTAAAAGGAAGAAAGCTCTCTGAAGAACATAAGAGAGCTATCCGTTTAGGAATGAAAGCTAAACTTAAATCTTAGGTATTGAACTGGCAATTTCAATACCACTGCCGAATAAACGATTGTATTCGTTTTCTAGTTCTCTAACTGGTGTATTGATTGTTAGAATATCCGATTTATTGAATGAAATACCATTCTTAAATTCTTCGGTATACTCCAAGAATGGAACAAAACCCATCATGGGTTGACCATTCTGTGGTTGAACTACCACTTGAACGGTTTGTTTTGCATTAACTGTATCACCTTGTTCGGTAACTTCAGCCATGATGGTTTGATTTGTTTTAAATGTAATTAATTTTATTGTCATAATTTTACCTTATAAGAAGCATCAACAACACCGATTGTTATCCACTTTTTAGGGAACAACATCTCACGGCCTTGAAAATCCTTCATGTCATAATTAGGGTCATCAACCAACCCAACAATTTCTACCTGATTATCAAACTCACGTAGAAACAAATCATACTTAACTGCACGTGGCAATTTAAGTTCTTCTGCAATTTGTTTAGCTAATCTAAACGTATTCATATAACTCCTAAACATAACCGTCAAGTTCTGGTGGTTTCCAACCTTCCGGTTTTAATACCTTACCATCTTCACGTTTATGAACTTTACCAGTTGCGGTATCAATTTTCGCAAGATTGGAACGAGCAACTTCATTCCATGCGGCATCAACTTTGTATCCTTTCATGTGAGCATAACCTAAGATAACCCAAATCATGTCCATGCAAGCATCTAGTTGTTCTACTTCATCATTCTCCCTACGAGCAACACAAAACTCCTCAAATTCTTCTTTGATTAGTTTAGCATACAACTCTGCGTTTTCTGGAGATTTTTCTTGGTCACAAGCCTTTAGAAAGACTAGTACATCCAACGTCATACTCATAATATTCCTTTGTTGGTTGCGGGAGAAGGATTCGAACCAACGACCTATGGATTATGAGTCCATCGCTCTACCAGACTGAGCTATCCCGCTATAAAAAGAACCGAAACGTGATTGGTTAATTACGCCTCAGAGGTTTCGGCCGTGTTATAATTATATAGTAAATAACCACTGTTTGTCAATGGTTATTCTCCATTACTACCTTACTCAATTACTAATTCGTAATCTTCTTTTGATACACCACATTCAGGGCAACCTACTGAATCTGGTAATGAATCATAATCTTCTTCTGATAAAATGTGGCCACAAACCACGCAACGATAATATCTCATTATACTCCCTCCAAAACTTGTTTATAGGCATTAGCGTGTTTCTCTTCCACTTTCTTCAAAGCAGCAAACCGTTTCTCTGCTTTAGCAAGAACGGCAGCAAACTGCTCAGCGTGTTCTTTTGATTCAGCAATTTGTTCATCAATTTCTTCAATGATACCTGCAGCCAACAAGTTGCCTTCTCTCTCAGCATCAGCTCGCATAATTGGATACATATGCGTAAACTCATGTGTTTCACCATCGATTGCCGCTTGTAAAGATTCTTTGACTGATGGTTTACCAATCAATAACTCAAGATGCCCCCATGCGTGTAGAATCTCTTGGTCTGCCGTGTGTTCAAAATGTTTAGCAACATCTTCGTAACCTTCTTCACGAGCCAACTTGGCAAAATAACGATACTTGATGTGTGCCATGCTTTCACCAGCCAATGCACTTTCAAGGTTCTTAATTGTGATACTCATATAATCTCCTAGTTAATAGTAATAATCTAATAGTATTACTTATTCATAGTTTATCACTATTTCACTTATTTGTCTAATGATATTTTTCAATCGATGTTATCAATTTTTTCTATATCAACTCCACACTTACCTAAAAAATCCAACCCACTTGTATCACGGTAAGTATTACGATAGTATACCTTTTTTATACCAGCAGTAAAGATTTGTTTAGCACAATGTATACAAGGTGCATGAGTAAGGAACATTTCTGAACCTTCACCAGCTTCGGTACTTCGTGCTAACTTAGCAATAGCATTTGCCTCAGCATGAATCACCTCATCTTTGGTTCTAGTTACTTGGCCACCATCTTCATGCTGTTCAATAACTTCTTCACACTCATTAGTCCAACCGGCAGGCATACCATTGTAACCCAAAGATATAACTCTATCTTCTTTTACAATGATAGCGCCTACTTGTAAACGCTTAGCTGAAGATTGTTTTGCAACCGTTTCAGCAATTGACATATACATCGGTATGAACTTAGGTTTCATTATTCACCTTTTGTTTTTGCTGGTTTCGCCAACTTAGCCTTGGCAAAAGCAACCTCAGCATCAATCATCTGATGTTTGAAATCAACAGCTTCTTGACCGAACTTGGTAGCAAGAACACGTTTAGTTGACTTACTCAAGTTAAATGTTCCATTAGTTTTAGGTTTCATCATATCTCCATAAATTTTAATTCAAATAAATCTGCTTGTCTTTCGTGGCCATGATAACCACGAGGATTACAGACAACTCTGGTACTACCAATCATATAATCAAATGGGTCATGTGTGTGACCGTGAACCCATAACTTAATTTGTGGTCTATCTAAAATGAACTCAGACAAATCACTACTGTATGCACCGTTCATCAATGTATCTTCTTTGTATCGAGGATGTGTTGATGCTTTACTTGGTGAATGGTGGCCAACCACAACATACTTCTGTGGATTTGCAAACATACCAGTTACAATTTTGATATAGTCGACCATCTTTTTGTGATACTCAACCGTATCTTCTGGATGAAGTTTACTAGGTTCTTCTTTGGTCTTTTCACCAATTTTGTTATAGTATCCATTCTCATCAATTTTATACATTCCACCATTACGACCATCAGGTGTGTAATCAGGATTCAATTCATACAATGGAACTTTTTTCTGTATCATACGGTGACTATTTTCTGTTACATGATAGTCACTCATTCTACTACGCATATGAAACAAAGTCAAAGCATCTTCTTTGTTCATATCAGTCCACAAAGTACCACCAATAAATGTTACATCACCCAATGTAAAGGCTTCAGTATCTAAGATAACCAAATTAGGTAAATAACTCAACATTCTTTTCAAATGTGATACTGTATATTTAAAGTCACCATGATAGTGTTCATGGTTACCAACCACATAGATTACATGAGGAAATTGAAAGCAACATCTTTTGAAGAAATCGTGGAGTCTCCGTGATTTTTCAGCAAATGCAGCTCCGTCTTCCATCAAATTATGGGCAACACAAATATCACCAGCTAAAAGTAATACGTCAGCACCATCAGTATTTTTCAATAAGATGTCGGCAAATTCTAAATGGAGGTCAGACGCTAAAGCAATTTTCATAATATAACTATTATATCATAGTTAAGGTGTGGATGCGGCAAACATCCACACCATTGAGGTTACTCAGTCAAGAGTTGTTTCTTGCCCGCTTTGGTGATTGGAATCTTCTTAGGTTTCTTTTCTTCAGGAATAATATTCTGTAAAAATAATCTAAGAATACCATTTTCTAAAACAGCATCATCAATTTCAATTGTATCAGCTAATTGAATTGTTTTATGAAAAGAACGGGTCGCAATACCACGATGTAAATATTCAAAATCTGGATCCAGTTCTTCTGCTTTATCACCACGAATGTGTAGAACATTCTTTTCAAGTTCAATAGAAATATCTTTATCATCGAAACCAGCTACTGCCAATTCTACAAGATAAGTTTCTTGACCTGTTTTAATAATATTATGATGGGGATATGTTGATTTTTCTGCAACCATATTTTCAAATACATCGAACATACGGTCAAAACCAACGGCTTGTTGTGCAATACGGTTTAAATCATTTGCAACAAATTTATGAAATGTCATGTTAAATCTCCTATTAAGCGAGTTAAATTTTACCACCCATAAGGCGTGGTGAGGGACTTCTTGTGTAGGTGTCCCGTAACCTATCCCTCGGAGTATTAAGTCGCAGTAGGACCGAGTTCCACTTTTGACTGCCAGTTACGAGCTCTGGCGCTACCCTATCGTTGTAGCCGTTTTATCCACGATACGTTACTTAGCGGTCCTAAGGTGTATCCGTTACAATTTCAAAGGCCTCTTTATTAACTAAAAAAGTCCTTTGACTATGTTCTTCTTTGAATACGGTAATAAATTTAGTACCGTTAGCTTCTGTAATATTATTTAAATCATTACAGAACACTATTTCTCCGTTGAATATATTTTTTAATTTCACAGTTTTCATAATAATTATTTATATCAATAATCGGTTTTTTTCTTACCAATATTATATTTACTGATTAATTCCCACTCATCCTTTTCACGATATGAAATGATTTTAATCTGATGAATAGGTGCGATGTTGTCAACCATAATTTGTGGGTTAATAATTGTAACCAATCCCCATTCTTCCAACAGGTTTGCAATAGCATTTCTGCGTTGAATATCATTCTCAGATATATTAGAAGGCTTACCATCTAATGCAAATAATTCTTTAAAATGAACAATGTAATATTGTCCTTGTTTGTGAAGTATATGACAAGACTGGTATAATACCTTTTCTTTGCGTGATGATACACCGATACGGGTCAAAGTTTCACGTACCTTTAAAAAATCATCTTGTTCATTTAGTTTCACTTCAACGAAAGTTGATAGGTCTACCATGTTATTTCCTCAATCCACCGACATCGGTTTTTTCTTTTAATTTTTGGATTTGTTCATCACTTAGTAGGCGTAAAGCATCACGAGCTTTGGAGTCTGAGAAACCATAGACTTGTTTGATACATGATAAATCATCGTTTTTCTCAGGTTTTGCCCACTTCGCAAAAGGTCGTTTCTTTGACCTTACTGTATTTAGTAAAAAATCGAACTGCATTTTCTTGTCTATAAAGTGTCTGCGGTTCATCTCATTTGCGAAAGCAATCGTGTCCATATGGTAGGATAGACTACGATTTACTAAGAATGAAACATAGGCTGCCTCAGTGGCATCATCGACCATCATCTGTGTTTTGTTTTGTAAAATTGAATTTACATAATCAAATGGATTACTCATAACATTCTCACCAATCCAATAGTATCGATAGTGGTTAACAAGACATAGTTAGCCAACATCCCAAACGATTTCCTAGTATAAGCAGCCCAAGCATACATGGCGCAGCCAGAAATCCAAATAGGATAGAGAACCAAAAGTGGTGGGTTGGGCACGGTAAGCGCCATCGTAATACTACACCCAATACTAATAGCCCAAGCAAGCAACTCAATAACAAAACGGAAGCGATTAGAATTCCAGTCATCTTTAATCCATGAAAAAGTATTTAATATTAAATCAATCATTTAAACTCCACAGATACCATCAACTCAGTTAAACAAGCTACTGTATTGATTTCTTGGTCAGCAACAAACGCTTGTTTATATTGATAGTCAGCCAAGATTACAACTGCCTGTGGAATAGATTGAGGTTTCAATACATCATAAAGATTGTCATAGATTTTACGATATAGTGTAGTAGCATCTACATCTGTTGTTGCAACCCATTTACGAATGGCACCAAAGTCTTTTTCTTTGAGGTGTTTTACGATTTCAGAAATAGATACATCACCGATTTGTGAAAGTACATTGGTATCAATCTTACCAAACTTGGAGAATCTTTGCAACTCATTAATCACTCTACGAAAATCTGGAAAGTGTTTCTTAACAAGTTCAGCAATTACCTTAGGTTCAAACTCAACTTTTTCAGTTTGCAAAATACCACTAACACGTTTAAAGAATTGACCAGCCATCTCAGACTTCTCATCATTCTTCAAACCAAAATCAATCACAGCACAACGACTGTGTAGTGGGTCAATAATACGATTCTTGAAGTTACAAGTAAAAATGAATGAACAGTTACTTGCGAATTCTTCAATCGCATTACGCAAAGCAGGTTGAGTTGAATTAGGATTTAGATAGTCTGCCTCATCGATGATGATAACTTTACGACCACCAGATAGTGACATACTAGAAGCATATGTTTTAATCTTGTTGCGGAAAGTATCAATACCAGATTCATCAGAACCGTTGATGACCATATAATCACAACCAATCTCCTCACACATGGCTTTGGCGACAGTAGTTTTACCTACGCCGGCGCCACCTGCAAGAAGAAGATTGGGAATATTTTTTTGATTGACGTATTCCTGAAACGGTTTCTTTAACCGTTCTGGTAGAATACAGTCAGCGATAGTTTTAGGCCTGTAATGCTCAGTCCACAAAAGGTGTTCAACAGTCATAATATAATGTTCCTCAAATATAAAAAAATACTAAATAGGTGTAGGTCGCCAGATTGCAGTCTGCACCTACTCTAACATTGAAAAGGAATGCCAGCATGGTTATTTATCAAATCACCAACACAATAACATCCGATTTCTATATCGGTAAAACTAAAAATCCAAAAGATAGATTTTACAAGCATAAGTATAACTCATTAAAACATAAAAGTGAGGCATATTTACATAGAGCTATGCGTAAATATGGTACCGAAAACTTTACCTTTAAGATATTGGAGGAAGTCAATCAACATGATTCCAATTTACGTGAAATGTTTTGGATTGAAAAACTTTCTCCAAAATACAACATGACAAGAGGTGGTGATGGTGGTGACACATCTTCTTCTCCAAATTATAAATTAGGTATACAAAAAAGAGACCAGTCTGGTTCAAAAAATGGTATGTATGGTAAAAAAAGACCTGATGCTGTAAATTATCTACTACTAGGCAAAGATAAAATGATACAAGCTAATCGTTGTCCCGTATCATGTGATGGTGTAATATACAATTCTGTTGGTGAAGCTCAGTCTGCTTTTCCCGGAATAAGTATCAGGAAAAGGTTAGATAGTGAAAAATATCCAACCTTTTTCAGACTAAGACCTAAAACCAATCGTATTCAACGATTCAACTGACCTTGAACGATACCTACAACATTGAGATAAGATTCAGTAACCTTAGTGGTACCACCATCAGACATCATAATGTTAGTACCACTCTTGGCTTCTTCAATCATCATAACAAATTTAGGATTAATTGCAACTACACCTCCGGAATACTTCTGAAAGGTAACTAACATATTAAGCCTTGCTGTAAGTAGAACCAGCTTCTGTTGTAATCCAATATTGTAGGTCTTTTGCTTTGTTACGGAAATGTGAAACACCCTTCGATGAAACATGTACATCATATGAACCAGGAATCATCTTTAATGCTTCAGTTTTGAAAATCATCTTGAAACGGTCACCGTTACCATCAGTAACATCAAGTGTGTTTGTTGAAGCTGCATCATTGGTCGCATCAAAACATTGTAGAGAAATCTTTGAACCGTCAGATACGACAGCGATGTTCGGTGAACTCAATACAGATGATGAACGAATCACCCACTCTAAATCAGAATCAGACAATTCAAATGCAATTTCTGAATCAGGCATAGCGATTGGTTTCGCAGGAGGTGCAACTACCATTGTAGGGTCACAGAAACGATAGTTAAGTTTACTACGACCAGATAGGCCAGAGATAACAGCCATCTTATCACCAAAGTCAATGACTGGTTCTTCTTTGTGTAGTGATAATACTGTTAGAAAGTTATTTAAATCATAAACACCAAATTCCACTGGAATTTCTTCAGCGATGGTGGCTTCTGCAAGAATGTTCTTGTTACCGGAAATTGTTTTAATTGTCTTGCCTTGATGAAATACGATGCCTGTATTAATACTAGCAAAGTTTTTCAAGATGTTCAATGTATCGTTAGATAGTTTCATAATATACTCCAAGTTAAATTCATAATAATTATACTACATTATCGAATGAACTGCAACAGCTCATTCACTTTATTGCCTAAATCTGTAATTGTGCCGTCATTTTCAATTACATAATCAAAATCGGAACCTATCCAATCGGTTTCAGATTGGTGTATACCCAATTGTTTTAGATTATTTTTACTGAGGGAATAACTCATATTTTTTGTACCAGCTTTGACATTTAAAGCGTCTTGGTACCAAACAGGTTCATCACCACGTTTCACACGAATAACAATACCACCGTTATCTTGTATGAATTTAATTTCATTTTGGAATCGCACATCAGTAACCACAACATCTCTACCTTTAGAACGGTTCAATAGTGAAATAACCCATATATCTTTGTGAAATACATTTCTGCCGGCTTCAGTTCCCATCAGTTGTAGGGCAAGGCGAGGAGAGAACTCTTTGCCAAATTTTTCACTCCAGTAAACATCTGGTTCTTCACGCCACTTACGAGATACTTCGGTATCACCCTCAAGCATCTCTCGTGGCCAACCAAACATAACTGAACAGGCATCTTTCAATGGTTTGGCAAAACTATCTTTGATAAATCCTTTTTGTTCAAGAATATCACCAACGGTTCCTTTACCAGAACCGATAAATCCTACCAATCCAATAATCATAGTTTACCTGTGTACTGTGCAATCTTAGGCATATTACCAGTAAAGGCATATGTACCAATGTGTTGTGTTTTCATCCATGGACATAAGTAAATTTGTCCACCAATCTTACGCCACATCTGACAGAACATATAATCTTCACTCAGGTAACGGTCAGAACCACCACCAGTCATACTATCAACAGTATCAATCACTGTATCAAAGTAAGCATGAATATAACGAGAACCATCAAAGTTGGCTTGGCCAACATGGTCTGGTTTATAACGAATTAACGGATAAGCTTCTTCCATTTTACCAAACACTTCACGTTTAATCAACATGAAACCTGTACCAATTTCTAAAACCTCTAAAGGTTCTGTAACAGAAAATTGCGATGTACCTTTAACTGGATTAAAAACATATTCACCAACTAAGGTTTCCAGTTCTCGTGGTTCGATGTCAGGATGTTTTCTTGCTGCTGAAGCAACTGCCTCCCAATTGATTGCTTTTTTGGGATAAGGTGCACCAATAACATCTTTGTCTAATGCCATTAGAGCAATAACATCTTGCGGATTAAAATGAATGTCGGAATCGATAAACAACATATGTGTACAATCCGAACGGAGAAACTCATCAACCAGATAGTTACGAGCTCGTGTGATTAGTGATTCATTGAACAAGAAAGAAAACTTCACTTCAACACCATAACGTGTTAAAATGTTTTGTAAATCTAAACAAGACTTCATATACATACCGTGATTCATACCACCATACATCGGTGTAGCCACGAATAGTCTATTAAGTTTCAAATCATCAACTTTGACTTTGATTTCCATAGTATACCCATTAAATAAAAAAGAGGAGAGATACTAATATATATCTCTCCTCTACTAGTAAAACGCCTCTAAATTAGGCGAATGTTGCAACACCGTGTTGACGTAGTGCCAAGATACCAGCGGCAACGATACGCTTAGTTGGTGTGCCTAAACGGTAGAAAGAAATCTTCTCACCATTGGCATTAATACGTGAATTCAAATAGATAGCGTGACCTTCTTTACGCAACGTGTCGATTGTTGCTGAAGGGTTCTGAACACCAAACATAGATTGCATTTTAGCAGCTGTTAGTGTGTTATAAGCGCTGTCCTTTGAAAGGTAAGCTAATACTTTAGATTTTGCAGACATTGTAAAACTCCATAAATTAAATGAACTACTTTCAAAAGAATCTAAGGTGTAGTCCAAACCTCAGATATGTATAATAATAACATTATTACATGAGTATGTCAAGCGTTTTAAGGCAGACATACTCACATTTGCCTTACATTGTAATTGCGTTATCCTGTTCGGTAACTGGTTCAACATTACTTTCGGCAGTCTGAGCCATGATTGTTTCAGTATTGGCACCAGCATCAACTTTGGTATACAAATCAAGGAAACTTGCCTTAGTATCATCATCAAAACGATTCAAACACAATTCAATTGCCTTCATTCTAGTACCAAATACACCATAAGTTTTTGCAATATGAACCAAACGGCGGGTAGAAATCACTTCATCAACACCACCCTCAACAAAGGTTTTGCGAATCACATCAGCCCAAGTAACAAGCTTCTCAGCAAATTCATCATCAGTCTTGCCATGATTAGTCAATTCTTTTTTGATAATCTTACGCTCAATAGCAACTGGTGGCCAGTCTTGTTCATAAGTGTTTAGGAATCGTTCCAAGAAGGCTTCGTTAAGTACATTAGTAAACATATAACGACCATCATCAGAACCCTTACCTTTGGTATTGGCAGTGGCGATGACAGTGAAACCATCAGCAGGTACAACCATCTCATTCTTTTTCTTCAACAAGAATGGTTTACCTTCAAGAACACGCTGTAGGCAAGATAAGTTTTGAGCACCATAATCAATCTCATCAATACATAATACAGCACCTTGTCGAGCCGCAACAGTAACGGGACCATCACGCCATTCCATCTGACCATTAATCAATACAAAGTTACCAAGTAAATCTGATTCATCGGTTTCAGGTGTCATGGATACGCAAACGAATTTACGACCAAGTTTAGCACAAGCTTGCTCAGCAGACATTGTTTTGCCGTTACCAGAATGTCCAGTAATAAAGATAGGGTAGAATTTTTTACTTGCAACAATTGAAACCAAATCTTCAAAGTTACCAAACGGTACATAATTCTTATAGATTTTAGGAACCAAATCTTCAGTTTCTAAATCAGTTACGACATTGGTAATACGATTACCGTGGGATATTTTTTCACTTGGCATTTTCATAACCTGAGCAGTCATATTAACAGTTTCAACAACAGGTGCAGGTGTAGAAGCACCAGATACTAATTCAGTAGGCACACGATACAAACCACGACCAGCACGATAAGACATATCCTTAGCATACCATTGTGGGAACTTTAAATCGTTTTTATCACATAAGGCATGAAGCTCTTGTAAAGTTAAAAATTCTTTACCAGTCTTAACAGCAACCTTAACAAATTTCTCACGAGCAGACAAATTCACATTACGCATAATATATAAAACTCCATTTTTCACTAGATACTACCATTATAACACAATTAATACCATTTGGCAACCAGCTAAAAAGCTCTTGAAAATCAAGAGCTTAGGCAGCAATACCATCTATGAACCGTGATACCATCACACGGGAAAATTGTTTTTTCTTGTTCATTTTCATAAAGGCATTTTTCAATTTACTTGCCGTAACCGTACCATTGATAACCAATTCATCATTTTCAATTGACAAATCAGAACCACCAGGCATAATAAAGAATGATTCATAGCCTTTATTATATGATTGAATGAATTTATTTTCACGCATTTGATTTACCAATTCTTTAACATATTCACTTTTACTATAATTGATATATCTATAATTGTTTACACCTGATTCACTAAATTGTTTCTTCACAATTGAATAAACTGTTTGGCCATTTTCATTAACAAACCTTTGAGTTACAGAATCACGTTGACGGTATTTGTCACCAGCAATAAAGAAACCAAAAATCTTAGCACCAGTTTGTTTCTTGAACCAGTCAAATATAGCAATACGCATACCATCATCATAATTGTAATGGTCGTGCATAACTTTATTAACTTTCAACTGTTGTTTACCATGATTGATAATTACATTAGTCTCATCCAACCAGAATCGCTTAGAGCGCAATACATTAGATTCAGGTGTAATATCATTATCAGTCATATAGCTGCATGAGTTATCAGCATCACCATCATGTACTACAACCAAGTTAATTAAATCTAAATTGTTCACTTTGCGGAACTGATTAACAATTGGTTCTAAAGCAACCATCGCTTCATTTAATGGTGTATTAGATAATGTTTCATTTTCTGGACGACCAAAGTAACGCTGTTCATATGACATCTTCAATGCAATCATGTTACGCAAAGCTTTATTGTAATCAGCACCACTCATTTTAGAATTAAGGTACTCACGCAAGTAAACATTATCAAAGGAAAATTCATTAAGATTTTCAGTAAAACATTTTTTAGAATACTCATCTTTACCATAGTCATGCATACGACCATCAACCGCATTACCAAAACCATATACTACGAAAGGAATGTTCACTTTGCGACAGAAGGCAGATAACACCAAAATCTGTTCGATAGAACCAGCCATGTTATTGACCATAGAACCGGAACGGTCAAGTAACAACACTAATCCGTGTGATTTACCTTTAGGCACACGCATTGATTTACGGAAGATATTATCGTCAACTTGGTATTTGTATAGACGGTTGATATCAATATCACCAGTGTTTGACACTTTAGCTTTCGCATATGCCTTAGCTGCTTTCTTCATTTCAAATTCTTTGGCAAGTAAACTGATATAACGGTCATTCTTGCTCTTGAACTCAGCAACAGCCTTTTCAATTTGAGTTTGACGACCTTCATTGTCATAATAATTACTTAGAATTCGTTGAACATCTTTAACTGGTGTAATAATGTTTTTTAGAATAGGAGTAGGCAACTTCAAATACAAATAAGGTTTACATTGTTCATCTAACAAGGTGCCTTCGTTTTTACGGAAAGACTTATCAGTTTCACAAGTAGGTTCAAAGTTTGTTTGGTCAACAAATGAGTTTGATGAATTTTTATAACGATATATTTGAGAATCTTCATCTTCTTCATCAGAATCACCATCATCTTCTTTTGATTTACCAGAAACTTGTTTTTCTTCGCCTTCATTACCGTTATCGGATGGTTTTCTTTGTTCACCAACTGACTGTGTACCTTCTTCATATTCTTCACCGTCAGATTCACTATCAAATAAATCATCAGAATCAAATTCTTCACCACGGTCAGCCGCATCTTGCATTTGAGAGGCAATTAGTTTTTGTAGTGTTTCATATTGTTCTTCTTTTGAATATGAGAAGATAGCTTCAGTAACACGAAGCACATCATTCCATGTTTCGCAAGATTCAACTTGTTTCAATAAGTCTTGTTCTTCACCTTCCGCAAATTTGATATCAACCAATGAACCAAGTTTAGTATGCACATTAACACGGTCAATAAAACACAATTCATTTAAATCACGACCTTCAACATCAAAAAAGTTGTTGTCGATTAATGATTGATAACCTTTAACGAATGAGTTACGGAGACCAGGATATTTTCTACGAATTTTCTTCTCGATACGGGCATCTTCAACTACATTCAAGAAGCCTTTGAAATTGGCACCACGATTTGATATAGCATCATGCCAACCTTCGGCAGGAGTATACAGAGCATGACCAACCTCATGACCCATTAATAAGTCATACAGTGAGCCAGACATATCTTGCCAAATAGGACAATAGAGAATACGATTCTTAGGGTCAAAAGAAGCCGTTGGAATCTTTTGGTGTTCGATTGTAATATTTTCAGTAGCAAGAAGCTTTGCTAATTGAGATTTTTGTTCAACTGTAAATGTCATATTTTCTATACTTTTCCACTATAATAATTACCATTATAACACAAATATCACTGTTTGGCAAGCCACTCTCTAAGCTGTTGTTTCATAACGGTATTTTTAGATACCTCATTGAGGACATGGTCTACTCCGTGAGTTTTAAAGGCATCCAAGACATCGGCAATACAAGAATAAAAGTGCATTTCTTCTTGCTCGATAAGGGTATGGGAATAATCTTCGATTAATTGGCCATCATACATATTATTCTCCTATTCAAAGAAGATAGTATAACACAACTGGTATTTATTTGAGGCAATAAAGAAAAACCCTACCGAAAGGTAGGGTTCAGAATTTGGAGCGGTGTCTTGGATTCGCACCAAGCAAGTAGATTGGACACCTACTCTAGTCTGTACTACACCGCATTGATATAATTATATAGGACTTTTTTATTAAAATCAAGCCCTTTTCGAGGCAATTGTTTTTATCTACCGACTTGCCCTAAGTATTTTGCCTTGGTCTGTTCCCAATCCAAATATATGAGGTCATCATAAAATAAAACTTCACTTGATACTTTATCTTTCTTCTTTAGAAAACCAATTCGGCCTCTAGCGTGTTTCTCTTTCCAAATCTTGACTAGGGATTCGTATGATGTATCAAAAGATTTTACCAATTCAGTTTCTTTAATCTCACCTCGCAAGAATTCATAGGAGTTGTCGTATAACGGGCTAAAGTATATACCTCTTGCGTGTTCGGTTCTGATTAGTTCTTTTGGCACACTCATCTTAGAGTATGTAAACGCTAGAGACCGATTCTTATGGTCACGTTTGTGTGGTTGTCCTGAAGGCTTCTTCGCAACATACCACTCAAAGTATTTTCTTGTATGATTAGCCTTTAACCATTCACGAATCTTATAACGAGTATCACGTTCTGGTTCAAATGATACTGAACCACTTGTGAATCCCATCGGTTGCCAATGGTCAAGGTTATCATACTGAGAAAGACCACCAGCTTTAGTTTTGCCATACAATGATGTTGTAGTTACACCGATAAGTGTATCACCATATTGTTTCTTCCAAAGATTTTGCACTTCATCTGAAAGGCAAAGTAAAGCTAGTAGTTTACCACCCACATAGTTATAACCTAGTGGTTGGAATGGAACAATAGTAGAACCAATAGCAGTGTGATTAATCATACCGCCAGTAGTTTTCAAATCTCTTGGCCAACCAATCTTGTCATCACGTGGAGTTAAATCAAGAAAGTCTGATGAGATACAAATCACACCAAGATATTTACCTGTTTTATTATCTTTAACGATAAAGTTTAGATTACGGCCAATATTACTATTGTTCTTCATTGTAGAAATAAAGTTTCTGATAGTATTCCACTTTTCAGGTAGTTCTTTATTTCGTTTTCTGTCAACCTTAACCTCTGTGCCGTCAACTGCGATGCGAGTTGTTTCACCAGAATCGTCTGTATATTCCAATACAGGCTCTAAGTCAAGGTAAGAATCTGGATTCTGTGGAACCCAAATGTTACTCTTTACCTCATCAACAAGTTTCTGTTGTGATGGGTCAACAAGGAATACTTCTTCTTC